TCTCTACGATCACCAGAAGGGCCACGGAGAACTCACTCCTGGTATGTGGATCTCTCTAAAGAGCATTCAGGGAAGGGCATTCTACTTTGAAACGCTATTATTGGAGTATGGCGCACTCTATGACAAACTACCTATTTCAGCATTTGTGTGGAAGGAAGATTACGATAGAGACAATCAACTTCCGCTTGATACGCTACAGATATGGGACTGCTTTGACTATGACATTACCGTGATCCGCAAGCCCATGCTGGGTGACTGCGAGTTCTTTGGCAAGGATCGCAAGATGCACAAGGGCGAATATGTTTTCACGGTGGATACCTGCCACGCACAGAGCTCAACTCTAAATACAAACTTTTCGGAACACGATCCGGAACACAAGACATTCAACATAATCAAGTTGGACAATGGGCAGTTTGCGGCACAGCCCAACAACAGGGTAATATGGACTGACCAGAGCCTGGTGCCCACGGAACGCAAGACTCCGGACTTCAAGGTCTGCACACAGAACTACACCGTGGAGAACAATCCCAAGTGGAGCGTTGGACACACGGACGACTGGGCCTACAAGGACAAGGGTGAAGGCCTAAAAGATTAAACATATACAAGGAGCGAAACAATGTATGAATATAAATGTAAAATCCTAAGGGTGGTTGACGGTGATACCGTTGACGTTGATATCGATCTGGGATTTGGAATAGTGCTGTCCAATGAGCGTGTGAGAATAATGGGCATTGACACACCGGAATCAAGAACACGTGACAAGGTAGAAAAGAAGTTTGGACTGGCATCAAAGGCAAGGCTAAAAAGCCTGCTGGGCAAGACGGGCATTCTCAAGACACAGATCAACAAGAATGGCGAGGACATGAAGGGCAAGTTTGGTCGCATACTTGGTGACTTTGTTGCACCGGACGGACGCATGGTCACGGACATTCTCGTAGAAGAAGGACATGCAGTGGCATACTTTGGCGGATCCAAGGAAGAAATACAGATGAAGCACCAAGCAAATAGGGAAAAACTAATCCGCGAGGGCGTGGTCAAACTATAAATACTGTATAGGAGAAACAAAATGTTCAGGCTGGTCCTCTGCGTTTTGCTGGGTTTGGCCACATTTAAGCTCGCCCTGGCAGAACCCCAAAACCCAACGGTTCCCATCACAAGGCTACCAATCATGATACAATGCACGGCAAGTGAAATTGTTGATCGCATGGTTGAAGACTATGAGGAAATTCCATTCTTTGAAAGCCAAGGCTCCTGGGAAATACCCAATGGCCAAACCCTTTCGGGCAGGGTCGTGATGTATCTAAGTCGAAGCACAAAGACCTACACTCTCGTGATAGAATTCGAGGAGGACATTAAGTGCGTAGTTATTTCAGGTAGGGATCTCCAGCCCTGGTATCCAAATAAAACAGTGCTTTAAATAAATACGTTTGTATAAACCTTAGGAGCGAACCATGGATTTTATTATCGAACAACTAATCACCTGGTGGCAGTTTACTGTCGTGGGTGTTCTTATTATCGTGGGTTGGATTATCAACCTAATGGGCGTTGATCAGGATGAGCCCATCGTAAATTTAAAGTATGACGAAATGCCGTCAATGATTCCAATCAAGATTCCAACAGCAGGCAAGGGCTTTTGGTCAGCCATATGGATGTGGTTAATGGGTGTTCGCACCTGGGAGATTGGCAAGGACTGGCACTTCTCAGTGAACGGCGAAAACTATGTCATTCCAAAGGGATTTGTATTTGACGGAGCGAGTGTTCCTAAGTTTTTAGCATCTTGGCTATCACCTGTTGGCGTATTGCTAATCGGTGGATTGGTTCACGACTATGTTTACAAATACACCGTCCTACTCAAGAAGGACAAGAAGTCTGCATCAGAAGTAATGAATCAAAAGCAGGCTGACGAATTGTTCTGCAACATCAACATCGAGCAGAATGGTTTCCACTTCCTAAACAAACTGGCATACTGGGCATTGCGCATCGGCGGCTTTGTTGCGTGGAACGGTCACAGAAAGAGAAACTGCGACTGGAAAGAATCAGTAAAATAAATTGTAGCACCTTCGGGTGCTATAATTCCTATCCCGGAGGATGCAATCTTGAAATGGTTTTTGGTGGTTTACTTCCTAATGAATGATGGCACTTGGAAGCCAGGTGACATGGTTGCACCCAACGGATGGAGCAGCATGCAGTATGAAACGCTTGCGGAGTGCGAAAAGCGCAAGAAGTTCATGAATGAAGGATTTAATAACTCTGATTGGAAGGGCAAGATCAAGGGCGAATGCCAGGAACTTGATCCTAAGGTTTTTTATTTAGAAAGCCGATTAAGTATTTGATCGCATCATAGGCAATAAACAATCTTAGGCTAAACTTTTCCATCACTGCTATTTAGTGATGGTTTCGTAGACTTCCTTCCAGTTCTTTACTTTCTTTATGTTATCGTGCTTGAAACTCATGTTGTGTCCGTGTTCCATAAGCAACGGCTTTAGTCCCACGTTGAGTCCGGCAAGTGCGTTCTCTGGCTTGTCCTCGATCCACCAACACTTGGTGCCCTTGTATTCAGCCAGTGCTTCGTCCTTGTCATCACCCGTGCCTAATATAATAAACTTTTCAAATGCAGTCTTGCCAAACAGTTTGCGCAGATTCATCTTGCGCAGTTTGCCTGCATTGTCATCCTCACTTAGGCTGGTAATGCAGTGGAACACGTATCCGTGTTCTTCATGTAATCTTTTCACATAGAACATTGCATCACGCAGTGCTGGTAGGAATCCAATGTGTGCTGAGTTGTTGAATATCTTGATCAGTTTCTTGACCTGTTCCTTGGAAATGCCATAGCGTTCGCCCATTTCATAAACGAACTGATAGCCCTTTACTCTTTGGAAGCCCTGCTCGCCCATCCATACGTTGAACGCCCATTCCCAGTCCAATAGCACGCCATCCGCGTCTACCAGTATAACCTTATCTTTCATCTATACCAACTTTACTATGATGTAAATCTGCAAACCCAAAACAACGATTGGAACTATGGTTCTGATCAATTCCATTGTGTGATTGAACTCGTCCAATTTTCTTTCAAGTTTATTTCTTCTATTTTTCATACCTGTATTATACAACCTTTAGTATGAGTTGTCAAGCAAAAAGAAAGGGTGCCAAAATTGACACCCTTCCTTCCTTATAGTCCATTATTATTATTCGCTATGCGGTGTTCTATGGTCGTCATCCCGAATAGGGAAATTATAATATACTTTCTAATTTACTTGCTTGAGTTGTTGATAAAGTTGTAGAACTTTTCAGCAGTTTCAAGAACTTGGTCAACACCAGGAACATTTGGCATTCCCACAGTTGTAACGATTTGGCCTGAGTCCTTGTCACGCTTCTGTGAAATTTCCCAACCAACGAACTTCTGTGAGTATTCAAACTCGTTCCACTGCTTTGCCAAATCCAAAACCTGAGTTCTGATTTCGTAGCCGTTCTTGTTGAACGATACTTTTGGCATTGCTTCTTTTACTTTACCTTGAATGTATTCAGCGCCTTGCTTCATACCTTGTTCGACTTGATCGAATGTAGACATATTTTTTCTCCTCTGTGTGTGTTTTAATGTGTCTCGTTACCTTACTGTAACTTTAGTAATGTAACACTATTATTTATCATTGTCAATGCATATTATAAAAAAAAGTATCCAATCTACCGTCTTTTTGATATCGCAAACCATTTATGCTGTTTTTATGTTTTGTATCCGTTACCTAAATAATACACTGATCTACAAAGTTGGATCAGTTTTTATAAGGAGGTTCTATATGGACATTCTAAACAAAATAAAGGCTTGGGCAGCAGGCCTGACAGAAGTGGGTGTAAGTCTACTTGCGTTGGGTGTTGTTCTCGAAGTCTTGTTCAAGGGACAGAACATTCCGTTCTGGCCAAACATTAATATCATTGCTAACATTCAAGGCATTGTGTCAAGTTTTTCATCACAAGGCTTAGTTGGCTTGATAGCAGTTTGGGTACTATATCACATCATAACAAAGAAGTAATATAAACTCAACTTAATGTATAAGTTGTGGAGGAGTCATCTTGACGGGCGGCTCCTCCACACACTTTATAAACTTATTTCTTTACGGGTTTTGAAGGATTGGAAAGATAGTCCGCTTCTTCATCAGTCACAGGCCACCAGTTACAAATATTATTCATTATAACATTCCTCCCCAGAACATTCCGTTTAGGATCATAAAGCCTGATAATATGCCCAACATAATAGTCATGGGCACAACTGCATTCCAAAAAGTCTTAACCATTTGCGTGTCCTCTCCAAAATGCAACCTTGTGACCTCTAAAGTAATGATCACCTGGCTCGTATGAACGCTTGGCTTTCTTTACTCTTTCAAGTCTCTGTATTGCACGATCTCTTTCTGCAACTTCCTTGATACCGTGTAGCATTAAGTCTCTTGCAAGATCGTGTTTGCCCTGCATGGCAAGTTGTGATGCTGCTCTTGCATAACCTATGTTTGCAAAAGTGTTTTTCATTTTTTCCCAAATTAACATCTATGTCTCCTTATGTGTGTATGTGTTAAAAGTATTTGTATGATTGATAGGTTCCAAAAGGTCCAACCTTGACCTCGCCCCTATCCAGTTGCCTAATCCTGCGTTCAAGATCAGCGTGGTCAACAGCATTACCAAGGTAATGTTCCTGCCAGTCTCTCTCGTTCCAGAATAGTTGTTTAAAGAATTTAAGTAAGGTTTGCATTTAAGCCACCTCCTTAGTGCCAAAGTATCTTGGTCCGTTTAGTTCGGATAGGTTTGGCCCACGACCGTTGTTCTTCAGCATAAATTCATATGCGAATCTCCAGTCCTTGCCATATTCAGTTTTGGCCCAAGTCAATAGATCATTACGGCTGTTGCCGCTTTTCATCCAAGACATCAGACCACTTATTAAGTGTGTCATGTTTTCTCCTTTGATGTATGGATGCTTGAGGAAAGCAATACCCCGGAACTTCCCCGGCGGTGCAATACCCTTTGGGTATCGTCAATCGCTTGTAACGCATGGATTATGCGCTTGTCTATCCAAGTGTCTGTGTGAGAAATAGTGCAGGATTACTGCTCTATTCACCTTTATTTATACTAATATAATGCATCGCAACAAAAAGATCAACCATAAATATAGCATGGCTGTAGTGCTATTTTTGCATGGGTGTGCCAACTTAGGATTGACAGGAGTTATCACAGAGTATATACTTTGTTTTAAAAAAGGTTAAATACACTGTAACGGAATTTTTGATATGAAAATAAAAACAAGATCAATATTACAAGAACTTAATTCAATTGCTGAAAGGCGTGATACTGAATCATTGATAGAAAGCAGGGCTGCTAATATCATAAATTCTGCAATAAATTTGCTTGAGTTGATCAATAAAAGTTATGACGAAACTACCGCCCTTGAACTTGAGAGAAGGTTCATTAACTCAATAAAGGGTGCCGATCCCTCCAAGTTTAACAGAGGAATGAAAAAAATAGTCGAATCAAAGAGGATGAAAAAGAGCGATGACAGCGATTCTTAAGGAAGGCGGAAATATCTTTAAGAGTTCCGAAGGTGAATCTCTTACAGGTAGAATAGTAAAGGATGATGTTGTTCCTACAGTCCAATGGCTTGAAACCGTAACGGATCTTGAACTAACAGATAACATGCTCGGTACCACGGGCAAGAAAGCAGACAGCGGAGATCTTGATCTTGCTGTTGATGCAACAAAAATTACCAAACCAGAATTAGAACAGAGATTAGCAGAATACGTTAAAAAGTTGGGTGGCAATCCTAAGGATTACATTAGGAAGTCTGGAATCAGCGTACACTTTAAAACTCCGATCAGGGGAGACGAGAAGAACGGTTTCGTGCAAACGGATTTTATGTTTGGCGATCCCGAGTGGATGCGCTTTAGTCTAATAGGTGGTCAGGAAGGAAGCCAATTTAAAGGATCTCATAGACACATCATACTTTCAAGCATCGCAAAGACCAAAAACATGAAATGGTCGGCAAACAACGGTTTAATAGATAGAGAAACTAATGAAGTCGTCACAAAGGATCCAAACCAGATAGCCAAAATATTACTGGGGCAAACAGCAACAGGAAATGATCTTAACAGTGCAGAACAAATATTAGGTTACATTAAGAAGTTACCAAATTATGAGGAACTGGTAGCGGATGCCCGAGAAACTCTTGAGAAAGATGGCATCGATCTTCCTGATAATAAAAAGATAGAAAGTTACCAACCATCAAGCATTGGATGGATGAGACAAATGATTGATATCTGCTCATGAAGTTTAAAGAGATAGACATAAGATATAGTGCATTTGAAAAGCCTGGCAAGATGTTTACCATAGGCGATGTGTACGGTAAGAAAAATTTAAAGGTTCCACATGCGAAGTATGTGGACAACACCAACAGACAAAAGAAACTATTAAAGAAATGAGAGCATTTGAATTTTTAACAGAAGCAAAGGTAGGAAGAGAGTTCCAGCATCTTGAGGATCTTGTTTTTACTAATCCAAGTGATGGTGCCAAGCGTGCGGTTTCCATCCTAAAAGATATGGAAAAGGATGCTTCTGATGTTGCAGTTAAGTGGGACGGCAATCCTACTGTCTATTGGGGCAGAGACGATGATGGCACGTTTAGGCTGTTAGGAAAAAATAATTGGGGTAGAGACGAAGGTAAATCCTCATCCGCAGAAGACTTAGAAAAATTTATAATGAGCAGAGGCAAGGACGAAGACTGGCGTCCCAAGTTTGCCAAGGACATGGCTGATCTATGGCCAATATTTGAAAAAGCAACTCCAACAGATTTTAGAGGCTATGTGTATGGTGACCTTCTGTATCATCCAGGAAAACCCTATGAGGGCAAGGATGGAAAAATTAATTTCACTCCCAATCAAACCACATACCATGTAAAGGTTGATAGTAACATAGGAAGAAGAATGGCCAAGAGCAAGATTGCTGTTGCTGCCCACCAGACCTATGACTACTTCGGAGACAAGAGTGGAACTCCAATAAGTGATGTATCGGATTTTAATAACACTCCGGACCTCGTGGTTCTTGGACAGCAGTATGTGAGCAAGGCTCCTCCGGTAAATGCTGACAACCTCTCAAACATAAGCCAGGTAGCAGATCGCTCGCAAAAGGATATTGAACAGTTCTTCAAACCACAGGCTGGACTAAGTGATCTACAGAACATTTTTTATACATTTATAAATCAAATGAGCAGAGACAAAAAGTTGGGTGAACTTGATAGAAACAGTTTCGTAAATTGGTTACAAAACAGCAAGGTATCGGCAAACAAGCAGAAGAAAATCGTTGACATGTCAGATAAATACTCAAGAGTAATTGACGACATCTTTTATTTGGTTAGAGAGATAATGAAAGCCAAGGATGAAGTCATTGCGGAACTTGATGCTGCCGAAGCGGATGTTACTGCAACAACAAAGGGCAAACCAGGCGGAGAGGGTTACGTTAAGACAAAGGATTACGTAAAACTCGTTCCAAGAGACCGTTGGACCCCATTTAGAGCGGATTAATTCGCCAAAATCCCCAAAAAACACACCATAACTCCTAATTTTACCCATTTTGGATAAATACTTGTGCTTAGAGAAAAAAGCCAGCCCTTGAGCAGGGCATAATGATAATAGAGGAGAAAAAATCATGGCAGATTTATCAAACGGAAGCTCAGTCTTCCAAACTTACACAAACGCAGGTGCAGGTGTTGCTGAATTAGGCGACAACAAATCAGCAAAAACTAACGGTAATGGTATTGCAGGCAGAACGCTTATCGTATCCGTTACAGGAACTGACGACACTAACGTAACTCAAGCAGAGCTTGACGGTGTTATCCAAGGTATCGCTTACGGCGAAACTAATGGTTCACCAACTTCAACTGATGCATTTACAGTAGTTGGTGTTGCTGGATCAGTTGCTTCAGGAACTATGTATCTTGCACTACAAGGAACAGGCACTCTACAAACTACTAAGGGTGACTACTACACTGCAACTACAGTGACTTCTGTTGCTGACTTCCCAGGAATCAGCGGCTAATAAAAGTTTTAATAACTTTGGAAAGGGCGGAGAGAAATTTCCGCCCTTTTTTTATGACTGGTAAATAGAGTCGATGCCAAGATATAAAATCAAGACAACTGTCGACATTACCAGAACCAATCCTGACCGGGATGATCCTGATCAGGTTAGGCATGCCCAGCAATCCAATTTTAATACATTGGTTCAAGGCATAGGAATGCGTTCAAACATAGATTGGGATAATGATCCAATAAGAATAAAGAATGACGATGCAGTTTACTGGGAATGGGAATTCCTAACTGAAAGGCCTGACGTGTTCCTGCATGAAAATGATCCTGTGGGACTTCTACTAAACGATCTGCACGGCATACCCGTAATTAGAAATCTAACAAATTCTGATCCTCTTGATCCCGCAATTTTTCAAACCCACGGCGATAAAACAAATATTTGGTTTAATACTGCTGTTTTATAGTTTCCTAATATACCATAAATATTAGCATGAACAAATTACATTACAACGGAATAATGTACAGCACGATATTTTTTATGCTGTTCGGCTTTCTATTATCACTGTATGGACTACACACTGACGCCCATAACATAGTTTATGTGGGTGTTGCTATAATGAGTGGTGTGTGTGCCGTGTGGTGGTTTTGGGTTATGTTCGTTATTAAGGATATGTTTATTAGGGTTGAAAAGGCAGCGGATAAGATGACGGAAGTAAAGGAAGAACTATCAGGAATAAAGGCACTTATACGGAAACTATTTTCACCAAAAGATGATAAATAAACGTATAAGGCAATAACACAGGCTATCTATAAAAACGCATTAGGCCAACTCAGAGTTTACTAATTGCCCCTGGAGTAGGGGAGTTTTTGGAGAATATTAGATGGCGCAAAGCCCAGTAACCAATTTAGAAAAAGAAAGTTTGGAAGCACACGTTGATCTGTGCGCTCTTCGCTATGAGCAGTTGGATAAACGCATGACCAAACTGGAAGAGAAAGTTGAACACATTCACGAAGACATAGTGCATGGACAGAAGTCAATGACCAAGGTACTGGTTGGAACAGCAGGCACAGTAATTGCAGCAGTAGCGTCAGTCATCGTTACCATCCTGCTCAAGATGTAAGCATTCAAATTATTAATTGTTTAAATATAGGCCTAAGGGGCCTTTTTTTATGAGTGACGTTTCGAAACGTTTTGAACAGTTAGTTAAATCAACCTACAAGAAATTCTTGGATCAGGGCACCATCCTGCCCGTAAAGACCCAAGAAGGAATCCTTGTGGGTGACGTGCTGATCCAAAGCGACGGCCCACTCAAGAACATAATAAAGAATGGCAAAATACTATACAAGGAAATCAGTCTCAACGCAGTGGCCATAAGAATAGCCAACTTGGTAGCATGGGACAAAAACAAAAAATTATGCGAAAATCTATACCAAATAGACTTGGAATACAGTCGAAACTTTATAGATAGCAAGATTTTTCTTGATAATTACCATAAAGCAAACAATTCAGAAAACCACATGCGTGCCGAAATATTGTGGACACGCTATGAAATAGCCAAAGAAAGGGCTATTATTGCCAAGGAGAAAGCAGAGGATTTGGCAAGGTTTTGAATAAATATATTACACAATCTGGGAAGAAGGACATGAAAACACAAGACCTATTTAAAGTAAAAGCAGATAAGATTAACGAATCGCTTCAAAAAGCATTCGGTAAGAAAATTGATCTTGCTAATTTTGATATTACTAAACTCGAAGATGCGAGAAACAAGTTAAGAACACAAATTAGCCAAGTACGAAACAGTTCATCGTTTAATGAGAATCTTGAAAATGATGCATATCATCAGGCGCAGTGGATGCTTGATGCTATCAACAAAGAAATTTCAGAAAGAGAAGAAGCAGCAATTAACGGTCTTGAAATTGCTGAATCCCCAGAAGAAACAACTCAACAAGAATCAACCTCCGGAGAAGAAATGGAAACTAAAGTTACAGAAGGTGAAGTGCAACAGGCGAGTGCTATCGTCACAGCAAAGACTATGGTTGATAGAATTGGTCGATTCATTGAAGAACTTTCCAGCATGGAAAATGAAACACTTCTTCAGTTAGGTGATTCTATCAGAGATGAAATTGGGCAGGCAGAATCAAAACAGTTTATTGAATCATCTGCTCCTTCAATTCAATCAGCATTAGAAAATTTAAAACAAACACGTGAGACATTATCAAACGCAGTAGGAGTACTTGCTGGTGAGCAAGCGCCAACAAACATGCTTGGTGCAGAACCAGAAGGTGATGACATGGAAGCACCTGCTGATACTGAAATGGATTCAGAGCCAGAAGGCGATGATTTTGCAACAGCAGAACCAGCAGCCGGTGGAATCGAAACTGCTGGTCGTGAAAAACGTGAATCAATTGATTATCAAGCACGCCTATTAAAAACACTTGCGGGGTAACACATGCGCCTCGAGAATCTGTCAAAAGATCCTGTAGTTGAAGAGGCCTTACAAGAAGCAGGTTTCTTTTCTAAGGCAATCAACACGGTTAAGGATAAGGCAGGAAAGGTTCTGGATGCACCAATAAACGTTCCAGCAGCCAAAGGACAGACAGCCACCTATACCACAAAGGGTGGAAAGACAATGCAAGGAACCACTCTTGATACTGATCCTTCAAACAAAAGTTCTTCTCACATGCAATTTAAACCAGAGAAGGGAGGAACATTTCCCGCACCTAAGTCAGGACTAAGACAGCAAACTTCATTGAGAGATATGGGAAAGGCATTGGGACAGGTTGGCAAGCAAGGAGCAATAGCTCTTGATAAGGCAACGGATAAATTTGCGAAGTCATTAGGAGCCCACGGAAGAAGCACAAAGGATTGGTGGGAAGTTGTCAAGAATGAAATCAAAAAGGATCCAAGCGATTCCAAGGCATTTGATGCAATAGTTAAGAGAGCAGAGGTTAGGCTTTCAGGAATTAATACAAAGGAACAGACCGATCTTGAAGCGTTTGAAGATTATATTGATAAAAAGTATCCAAGAAGTGCAGATCAAAAGATTGATGAACTATTACCTGCACTTGGTGCTCTTGCAGGTGGCGCCATAGGGCAGGGTCTTGCGGCAAGAGCGGGCGCAGGTGCAATTGGTAAAGCAATAGGGAGCACACTCGGAAGTGCGGCGGGCGGCACAGCGGCGGCAGCAGTAGGAAAATTAGCAAGTGGCGATCCGGCAGCAAATGCGCAAAGACAACAAGCAGTTAATGATCAAAAGAAACAGATTCAGGATGCAATTAGAATGAAACAAGAAGAAATTAGAGAATTGCAAAAACAGTTAACCAGCATAAAGTAATTGATATGAGAATTAGTGAAATATTTTTTGAAGATGAGTACACACAAGATGACGTTGCCGAAAGGTTAATTATCGTGTTAAAGAATCTGCGTGGTAGAGCCGCTTCAAAAAAAGTTCCTGCAAAATTTAACTGGAACGGCTTACAAAAAATAATGAAAGGATCAGGAGTATCACTTGCTGCTGATTACGAAACTTTTAAATCTATTTACGATTCAGTACCAGCAGTTCAAAATATTGTCAAAAACTTCAATGCTGACGGCATTGAACTTGATGTTCCTGGTGCACCTGATGCAGACAAAGAAGCACCAAAAGGAAAACAAAGCAGCCAAGATGCTGTTGATAAGATTGCTTCATCAGCCGCTCCAAAACAACTTGCCAAACAATAAAAATCACTCTTGACAAAAGTCTAACAAGATAGTAATATATACTGTATGACTGATGAAACACTTATGACCCCACCGCCATTCGTTGAACGATTTAAGTATAACGAATTAAAGCAGATAAACGATTCTGTCACACGAAAGCGTGTGTATCTTACACCTGATGGTGAAAAACTTCCAAGCGTTACCACAATCCTTAGTAGCACCAAGGACATGACGCATCTTAATGAATGGAAGAAGCGTGTTGGTGAGGAAAACGCAAGACGAATTACCACAGAAGCCGCAGGCATAGGAACTGCCATGCATGCCAATTTAGAGAGATATCTCTGTGGTATGGAAAGACAGCCAGGTAATAATGTTGTGCATGTTCAAGCAAACAAGATGGCAGAAGTTATTATCCAAAACGGTTTGAAGAATGTGAATGAAGTGTGGGCCATGGAACAGTCATTATACTTTCCAGGATTGTATTCAGGCACAACGGATCTGTGTGGTGTGTTTAACGGCAAGCCTGCGATCATGGATCACAAGCAGACCAACAAGCCCAAGAAGGAAGAATGGGTTGAGGACTATAAGTTACAGTTGGTAGCATACGCAATGGCTCATAATGAAGTATATGGCACGGATATCAAGACCGGCGTTGTATTCATGTGTAGCAGGGATCTACAGTATCAGCAGTTTGAGGTAACAGAACAGGATTTTCCTAAATATCGCGATATGTGGCTGGATAAAGTAGAAGAATACTACAATTCCATATAGACACCAAACACCCTGCTTTGATAAATATAAGTATAAGTTAGGAGTAGAATGTGGCTGTCGTACAAATAAGTAAAATTCAAATAAGAAGAGGACAGAAAAACGCTGGTAGCGGAGTTCCTCAATTAAGTTCAGCAGAATTAGCATGGGCTGTGGATTCACAGGAACTTTTCATTGGTAACGGTTCAGTGCAGGAAGGTGCACCTTATGTTGGAAACACCAAGATTTTAACTGAACATGATAACATTCTTGAACTGGCTTCAAGTTATAGATTTGCATCAGACGATCCATCAATTACTCTTAGCACTTCCAGAGCATTACTCGGAAAGATTGATGAAATAGAAGTTTCGGTCGCTGACTTCGGAGCGGTCGCTGACGGATCCACTGATAATGTTACTGCGTTTGAGAATGCCTTTACAGAATTATTTAGAAATGTTGATCCTAACTTTAAGAAAATATTAAAAGTACCAAATGGAGAATATCTCTTTGCGAGTGACTTAGACATTCCAAGCAATGCAATAATTAGAGGTGAAACACAGACTGGTGCTGTTCTTAATTTTGATACGAACAATATAAGGTTCATCACTGCCGATGGTTCTGCACTTGCTATCTTTTCAAGTTCTGATAGACCACACAATGTTGAAATGTCAAATTTAACAATTAAGAGATCATCAGGACAAACAAGAATCTCAGGACTTGCAGATTCTCTATTCAAGAACGTCAAGTTCAAGGGAGAATATGCATTAGGTAACGGAGTGTCAAGTTTAAGTTCGGAGCCCGCGGCAGTTTCTTGGAATAACAGTAACGCTGGATTCAAAGTAACGAATGTTACCTTTGATGGTTGTATATTTGAAAATAACAGTGTGGGCATAAGTTGTACACAAACAATTACTGCTGATACCACAGTAATAATTAAAAATTCACATTTTTCAGTTCTTGACACAGCAATTTACATTAATGGAATTATTGATCAAGGAAACTACTGGAGAATCTTTGATAACACGTTTGAAGAAATTGCAACACAGGCATTTAGAGCAACCAATGGTAAAGGAACTAAAATACAAAGATGTGACTTCAAGAACTGTGGTAACGGAACAAACTCTGCAGACAGTCCTTTAACTCCAATAGTATACTTCAATCAAAATATAGATAATCTCGTTTTAAATTGTACGAGCAATAGACAACAGGAGGCTGGTGTTGTAACTGCCGATACCGTTGATAATGTTTCCGAAGTTTACGGTAGTGATCTAACAACACTAATCAATAGAAATTATTCAGACATTTATCTTTCAGACAGTTTCAGACCAGTAGCGACCTTTTCAGCATTAAACAATTTTATGACTGTTAACTACATTTTAAGATTAGGTAGTTACGTTAGGCATGGAAATTTAATCATGTCAGTCGGAGACGATCTATCTAAAATTTCAGTATCGGATAATTATCAATATTCAGACTTATCAGCCTCGTCACCAGGAGGAGTCATAATGACAAACTTTGAATTTGATGCACAACTGAAAGACAATGACTCCGATAGTGGTATTGAAACCATAGTGTTGTATTACAAGAATCCTTTGGCAACAGGCCAAACAGGCACATTATCTTTTGATGTGTCATACGGTGTGTAATATAAGATACTTTATTTCTAATTTTGAAATGATACATACGGTATAAGCAATAAATTGAAAAGATTTATTGTTGATTTTTTACCGTAAATTTGTTATCATAATATGATAGTTTAATAACACGGAAAGGTTGTAAAAAACCTTAACCAGCCTTGATTCGATGTCCATCGTATCTTCGCTAAATATTGATGAGTTAGAAAACAAAAAGAAGGCAGAAAATGACAAAAGAGATATACATCACAAAGCGTTCCGGCTCCAAGGAAAAATTAGATTTAGATAAGATGCACTTCGTAGTAGAAGAAGCCTGTAAGGGGCTTACAGGAGTTAGTTCATCACAGATCGAAATGAATGCCGATTTACAATTTTATGACGGCATGACAACAGACGAAATTCAGAACATATTGATTAGAAGTGCTAATGATCTTATTTCATTAGAAGCACCTAACTATCAATATGCTGCGGCAAGGCTTTTATTATACAGCCTGCACAAAAAAGTTTATGGTCGTTATGAACACCTAAGTCTAATGCAAGTTATCAATAAAAACATTGAACGAGGCGTGTATGATCCTGCCATCAAGGAACACTATACTCAAACAGAATTAAAGAAAATGAATACGTGGATCAAGCATGAGCGTAATGAAGAATTTACCTATGCCGGACTGCGTCAAGTTGTTGACAAATATCTCTGTCAGGATAGATCAAATGGTGATATTTTTGAAACACCACAATTTATGTACATGATGATAGCGGCAACACTATTTGCTAACTACCCAAAGGAGACACGTTTAAACTACGTGAAAAAATATTATGACGCGACCTCACTTTTTAAGATCAACATCCCAACCCCTGTCATGGCTGGAGTGCGTACTCCTATTCGTCAGTTTGCCTCTTGTGTTCTTGTTGATGTTGACGATACTCTTCCTTCTATTTTTAGCAGCAACAGTGCGATCGGTTATTACATTGCTCAGAGGGCAGGCATCGGAATCAACTCAGGAAGAATCAGAGCAATCAACTCGAAGATACGTGGCGGAGAAGTTGCACATACGGGAGTAGTTCCTTTCCTAAAAGTTTACGAAGCAACAGTAAGAAGTTGCACACAGAATGGTGTGCGCGGAGGTAGTGCTACTACCCACTTCCCTATTTGGCATTATGAGATTGAGGACATCCTCGTTCTTAAGAACAACAAAGGAACCGAAGACAACAGAGTAAGAAAGTTAGATTACTCAATTCAGATTAACAAATTATTTTATGAAAGGTTATTGTCTGGTCAAGACATAACTCTTTTCTCGCCTCACGAAGTCCCAGAAGTATACGATGCTTTTTATTCTGGCAACAATGCAAAGTTTAGAGAAGCATACGAAGCGGCGGAAAGAAAGACTTCGATTAAAAAGAAAAAGATTAAGGCAAGAGATTTATTTGGAGATCTTCTAAAGGAACGTGCCGAAACTGGTAGAATTTATATAATGAATATCGATCATGCAAATAGCCACAGTTCATTCAAAGATCCTATTTACATGAGCAACCTTTGTCAGGAAATTACACTTCCTACAAAACCTATTCAACATATCGATGACGAAAATGGTGAGATTGCTCTTTGTATTCTTTCTGCCATTAACGTGGGAATGATCAACCATCTTGAAGAATTAGAAAACTTATGTGACCTTGCTGTAAGAGCATTAGAAGAAATTATCGACTATCA